AACAGGATCTTTTGGTTCTGCGGTATTAGCAAATTTACCAACAGTTGAACCATTAACTACAGGTTCATTATTCTTAACTGGAAGTGGTGCTATGCAGGGTGGTTCTTCAACAACTGGTTCAGCATTTGTAATGGTTTCAGGCGTCAGCTTAGAACTATAATAATCTAAAATGAGTAAAAGAATAAAATTAAAAGACTTGCTTAAAGAAAGTATCGCTGGTACTATTCCAGGAAGTCTTTCAACACGTGGTGGATTTATTAGTAATCAAGCGTTTTCTACGTTCAATGCAGGTAGTCAAAAGCATTTTCTAAAACAATCTATTTCTGAAAATGAAGATAGTGTCAAAATGAGTCCTAAAGATTTTCAAAAGGCAGTGTCTAATTTTAACTCAATTGGAAAAAGTATACACCGTGAGGATAATTTATCCAACATAGCAAATACACTATCAGAGTTAGCTGAAAATGCAAAGAACTACGCTTTGGAGGAAACTGACCAATGGTTTGATAAGATTACGGTTAATCGTAATATGAGAGAATTAACTAGTTTAGCTAATTCTTTCAAAAAGGTTGCTAATGAATCCGACGTGTTACAACAAAGAATGTCTACCTTATATGAGGATATGGGTAATATTTTGGGTAGATATTATGAAATAAACGATTCTATTACGGAAGAAGAAAAAGACAAATATGAGAAATTTTTCAGAGCTAGTCTAAAGAAGTTTGGTGTTAAATCACCCGCTGAATTAGATAAGGATAAGAAGAAAGATTTCTTTAATTATGTTGATAAGAATTACGACGCTAAAATAGAGAGAGATTAAAAACAAATAACAATTTGAGGTTATATTGATATCAGTAAAAGTTAAAAATAAAAACGTAGAACAAGCTTTAAAGATTTTCAAAAGAAAAGTTAAAGATAGCGGTATTTTATATGAAGTACAACAAAGGGAATATTACGTTAAACCCTCTGTTAAAAAAAGAGAAAAAAATGCCAAAGCTAGATTGAGAAATAAATCTAGAGAGAAAAATAAAATTTAATTTTTTGTTTTAAACAAATATATATATATATAAATTATTAATCAAAATAAAGGAGTTAATATGGCTGATGATAATGTCGTAGAAACTAAACTAAGAACCGATGATGAGGTAAAATTTACTCCAGCTGAAATGGAGAAGTTAGCTGAATTACAAACTAGCTATCAAGTGGCTACTTCTAAAATCGGTCAACTTAATGTTCAGAGAATTCTCTTAGAACAACAAACAGAAAATTTGGATAATGAAATACAATTAGCTAAAGATTCTTATGTTAAAATTCAGGTAGAAGAGAGAGAGTTGGTTAAAAAATTAAATGATAAGTATGGTGCTGGACAACTCGATCCTGAAACAGGCGTTTTTACACCTAGTAAATAAAAAAAATACCTAAAATATATATGTTTGGGTAATTTAGTTTATATTTATCATTAAACTTTTTTTTATTTATAATATTTAACGGAGAATAAATATGGCAGAGAGAATAGTTAGTCCTGGCGTCTTTACGAGAGAAAGAGACGTATCTTTCCTTCCGCAAGGAATTCAGGAAATCGGAGCTGCAGTCATTGGCCCAACTAAAAAAGGCCCAGCTTTTACACCAACAATCATCACAAGCTTTTCACAATTTGAAGATGTTTTTGGTAGTACCGATGAAAGATTTTATACACCATATACTGTAGAACAATATATCAGAAGCGCACCTAGCGTGACTGTGGTTAGAGTTCTTGGTATTGGGGGTTACAAAGCAGATACAATTGAATTATTTTTATCAACAGGCGCTACCAGTCAATCGGTGGCAGTCTTAGCACCATCAAGAGGTGGTACAGATGGAACCGCTACCATAACAGCGGCTTCAATACTTGGACTATCTGAAGAGGCGGGTGGAGCTGGTGAAGCTTACGCACAACTCTCAGGTTCAAAGTTAAGAATCACAAGTAGTGCTGCTAGTATAGAAAAGATTGTTAGTTTTGATTCATCTTCAGCTAACTACATTGAAAATATATTTAGTTTTTCTGCCACAACAGAAAAATCAGGTACAGCATTAATGCCTGTCTATTTATATAAAAACTTTAAAAGAACTCAAACTGATGGTAGTCAAAACTCAGCAGCTTCAGCTTCTTTGAAAGTAACAACACAAGGTTTAGATTTAGCATCTGGAACCACAGAATACAACAATGATGGTGGTGCAGGTAATTGGACTGGAAATAGTAGATATCAATATGCTAGAACTCCATTCGTCACATCACAAGCAGTTAGTGGGGAGAGATTTAATCTATTCAGAGTCTATACCCGTTCACACGGAACAGACGTTAATTCACAATTTAAAGTTAATGTTCTAAATATTAAAGATGCTGCTTCTGTGGCTGGTTCAGATTACGGAACATTCTCATTACAGGTGAGGTCAGTCAATATTGGTAATTCTGATAAAACAAGACCTAACAATGATGACATAATGGAACAATTTGATGGTTTATCAATGGATCCTGACAATCCAAATTATTTCGTAAGAGTGATTGGTGATAGTTTTGTAGAGATTGATTCATCTGGTGTGTTATCATTTAATGGAGATTATCCAAATAGTAGTAAACATATTAGAGTTGGTGACTTCTCTGGTTCAACTGATTTCCCAAAGACATTAGTACCTATGGGATTTGGAGCAGTAAACAATACAATACCAGGTGGAACTAACGTACCTACTGCATCTTTCAAAACAAATCAAAGTAGTTCTGTGGCTGATTTTGACCAAAATGTTTTCTATGGATATAATTTCTCAGATACAGATAATCAACAATATCTTGCACCAGTACCAGCAACCGCTACGGTTGGTTCAAACGTATCAATGAGTTTAGAAAATATGTTTGGTTCCGATGGGGCTTCTGTATTGTCTGATACTTTTGCTAATCAAACAACTTTGATTTCATTAACAAATTCAGCGATTGGTCAAAGAAAGTTTACTATACCATTCCAATTTGGTTTTGATGGTGATAATCCAGCTAATCCTAAGTCAACAGGCGCAGGAATTACAACTGCAAACCAACAGGGATTTGACCACACCAATTCCGCATCAAGTGGTTCGGTAGCTTACAAAAGAGCAATCAATAGTATATCTAATCCTGAGGAGTATGATATCAACTTATTAGCAATACCTGGTGTTAATCACAGATTACACTCAACAACTACAAATCACGCAATTGATAAGATTGAGGATAGGTCAGATGCTTTATTTGTGATGGACGCTTCATCCGCTAATGATACGATAGCGCAGGTCACAAATACGGTAAAAACATTAGATTCAAATTATGTGGCTACTTACTATCCGTGGGTAAAGATACAGGATAGAAATACAGCAAAGCCTGTGTTCGTACCACCATCAGTAATGTTGCCTGGTGTTATAGCGTTTAACGACCAAGTAGCATTTGAATGGTTTGCACCCGCTGGACTAAACAGAGGTGGTCTAACCGACGCATTGGAAGCTAAGACCAGATTGACCCACGCAAACAGAGACGAACTCTATGAAGCTAGGGTTAATCCAATCGCAACATTTCCTGGTCAGGGAGTTGTGGTGTTTGGACAAAAGACATTACAGGCCAGACCATCAGCGTTGGATAGGGTAAACGTAAGAAGACTATTAATCGCATTGAAGAAGTTTATCGCAAGTTCTTCCAGATTCTTAGTGTTTGAACAAAATACTGTGGCGACTAGAAATAGATTCTTATCTATAGTGAATCCATTCTTAGAAGATGTTCAACAAAATAGTGGATTGAGTGCGTTTAGAGTTGTTATGGATGAATCAAATAACACACCTGATGAGATTGATAGAAATCGTCTTATCGGACAGATATTTATTCAACCAACTAGAACCGCTGAGTTCATAGTATTGGACTTCGTAGTACAACCTACAGGCGCTACGTTTCCTGAATAAGTTTAACTTATAATCATACATCAAACCCCGTGTATATCGCGGGGTTTTTTGTTTCTAATAAAACTTCTAAAAAACTTTGAATAACAAAATGCGATATTTTTTAATTATTTGATATTTATATACGATGAAAAAATTATAAGATTTTGGAGAAACTTAATGCCAGATTTACTAGACCCATCAGAGATTATGTTCACACCCTTTGAACCTAAGACTAAAAATAGGTTCATTATGTTCATTGAGGGTATACCAGCATATCTCATCAAAACTATGAACAGACCACAACTTCAGTTCGACGAAATAGTTTTAGACCATATTAATGTTAAAAGATATGTCAAAGGTAAAGCTGCGTGGCAGCCGATTGACATTACATTATATGACCCCGTAGTTCCAAGTGGTGCACAGGCGGTCATTGAGTGGATAAGATTAGGACATGAGTCTGTTACTGGTAGAGATGGGTACTCAGATTTTTATAAAAAAGACGTTACGTTTAATGTGTTAGGGCCTGTTGGTGATTTGGTTGAGGAATGGACACTAAAGGGAGCTTATATTGAAAATGCTAACTTTGGTGATTTATCCTTTGCTGATAGTGAGCCAGTAGAAATATCCTTAACACTTAAATACGATTACGCAATCTTACAATTCTAAGGAGAATAAAATGACTGAATGGTTAGCAGCAAATTGGGAATATGCGTTGATAGTAATTTACGCTTTGGAAAAGATAGTAAAACTTACTCCAACAAAATATGATGATATCGTTTTTGATATGATTCTTAAACCAATTAAGGAAAAATTCGCACCATCAAAATAATTTTTTATTTACTGAATTAAGTTTATATATATTAATAAGTTATAGAAAGATAAAACATGAGCGATTACAAATTCCCTACGGAAGTTGTGGATTTACCATCCAAAGGATATTTCTATCCTGAGAGTAATCCATTGTCTTCTGGTAAAGTTGAAATGAAATATATGACTGCGCGTGAGGAGGACATATTAACTTCTCCGAACCTATTGAAGAGCGGTTTGGTATTAGATAAATTATTGGAATCATTGATTATTGATAAGAAAATAAATTGTGATGATTTATTGATTGGTGATAAAAATGGTTTGATTATAGCAGCTAGAATCTTAGCCTATGGTAAAGACTATGCCTTTGAATATACCGATGATGATGGGACGGTTAGACAATCAACCTATGATTTAACAACCGCTAAGGATAAAAAAATTGATTTCAATAAGATGGAAAAGGGTAGAAATGAATTTTCATTCGAACTACCTAATTCTAACAGAATCTTAACTTTCAAACTTTTGAATCAAAAAGATGAATACGACATACAATCAGAGATTAAGGCACGAAAAAAGATGTCGGATGGTTCAATACAATATGAGTTAACAACTCGTTTGAAAAAAATGATATTATCTGTTGATGGTAAAAGCGATAAGGCTACTATAAATAGTTTTGTTGATAATGAATTTTTATCCATCGACTCATTGGAATTCAGAAATTATGTTCAATCACTTATGCCTGATGTTGAGATGTTAACCACTATTAAGTTCTCAAGTGGGGAAGAGAGTGAGGTGTCCGTCCCAATGACGGTAGGGTTTTTTTGGCCTTCGAGCACAAGATAAACCTAAACTACACGAGGAAATATTCCAACTAATTTATTATGGTAAGGGTGGATTTACATTTAAAGACACTTACAACTTACCCATCTACTTAAGAAAATTCTATATACAACGTCTCAACAAAGAATATAAGGATGAGGCTGAGACAATCAAAAAAGAGCAAAATAAAAACAAACAAGCTCTACCTAAATTAAATATTCCAAAGAAGTAATTTTTTCATAAACAGATATTTATTAATGAATCGTTACATTCATTAGGAGATTTAAATGTCTAACTACAACAAAATCAATGAAGGAATCGTCGATAAATTTATCGAAAAGGTTTTTTCAATAGCAGCTAAAGGTAAGTCCAATGCGGTTCTTAAAGATTTATCTAAAAAAGATCCTGAGCTAGGAAAACTTATTAATCAAGCGATTAAAACTGGTGCCGCTATGGAGAAAAAACTTAAAAAGATGAGTCCTGAAGAGAAAGAAAAAATTGAAAAAAAGAGACGTAAATTTTTAGGTCTTGACTAATCTCCTATCATTTTAATAATAAGGTAATAAAATATGGCAAGAATTGCTTCTGTAGATGATATAAAAGCAGCTAGAGCGGTAGAATTTGCTGATACTAAATTTAAAGAATTTGAGGATAAATTTGGAGAGGGTCAAGTAGCTACAACTGTTATTGATTCAGATGGTTATCAAAGAAAAGGTTCTTTAGAAAAATTTGTAAAACAAAATC